GATGTGTCACATCCTGACATTATCGAGTTTATTAACTTTAAAGTACCAACAGGAGGCGACATAAACAGGAAGTGCTTTAACCTGTTTAACGCCGTAAACATTACAGACGCTTTTATGGAGGCGGTAGAAAATGGCACAGAATGGCAATTACGAGACCCTAATGACGGATCTATCAGAGATTCAATCCCAGCTAGAAGCTTGTGGGAAAGAATACTTGAAGCTCGGTTCAGAACTGGCTCACCTTACTTACACTTCATCGATGAATCCAACCGAAGGTTACCAGATTCTCAAAAAGCACTTGGACTCGCAGTTAGAGGGTCTAACCTTTGCTCTGAAATCACTCTCCCAACATCTGAGAAACGCACAGCAGTTTGTTGCCTCAGCTCCGTCAACCTCGAAAAGTACGACGAGTGGCGTGACACCGGAATGGTTGGAGACTTGGTTCGATTCTTGGACAACGTCCTTGAATTCTTTATCCAAAATGCACCAAGAGAACTTTCAAAAGCTGTTTACTCAGCTAAACGAGAAAGGTCAATCGGCCTAGGAGCGATGGGTTGGCATGGATACTTGCAAGCAAATAATATCCCGTGGGAAAGTATTTCTGCAAAGTTTGCGAACCAACGTATCTTTGCCGACATCAAAGCACAAGCTGTCGCGGAGAGTGCGCGTCTTGGGCAAGAAAAAGGTGAGGCACCTGATATGCGGGGTACGGGACTTCGCAACGCTCACCTTCTCGCTATCGCTCCAAACGCTAACTCTTCTATTATCTGCGGCTGTTCTGCTAGCATTGAGCCTATTAAGTCTAATGCTTACACCCATCGTACTCGTGCGGGTGCTCATCTCGTCAAGAACCCGAAACTGGAGGAGGTCTTAGATGCGTCAGGCAATAACACGGAGTCTGTATGGAAGACAGTGGTTGCATCTCAGGGCTCGGTACAGCATCTGGAATGCCTGTCCGACGATGAGAAGGCGGTCTTTAAAACTGCGTATGAAATTGATCAAGGCTGGGTTGTTGAACACGCGGGAGACCGACAGCAGTATATTTGCCAAGCCCAGTCAGTCAATCTTTTCTTCCCGGCAAATTCGCCTGCGTCTTATGTCAATTCGGTCCATCTTAGAGCGTGGAAGGAGAAACTCAAATCGCTCTATTACCTCCGGACTGACGCCGGTATCGAAGCGGACAAAGTTGGCCTTGCGGTTGAGCGAGTTGCGCTCCAAGATGCGGAAGAGTGCGTCTCATGTCACGGCTAGAACCTGACAACAAATGTAACATATGCTCCTGTGAGTTCGATATAGAGTCAGAGGGAGGCGTTCAAGGGTACCTCGGTATCCTACCCTTCTCTCTCTGTCCGATGTGCTACAGCGGGCTTATGGACATGTACGATCAATTACACGGAGAATCAAATGAGTACGAAGACGGACAAGAGGTACCGGGAGATGACTCGGACTAACGCTGGCAAAGGAGATGCCATGCGCCCTCAAGACAGACAAAAGTATAGGGACAACTTCGATAGGATATTCGGCAATGACAACAAGAAAGTTGAAACGGAAGATGCTCAAGATGTATCATCGTATTCTGAAAGCTTCGGTCAAGAGAAAATTTGACAAGGCTGAAGAGCTAAACTGGAAGCTACTCGATCTAGAACTAAAGCTACGGAGACTAGAAGATGCGGATTAAGTTAACACGACAGGATTTACATGAGTGTGAGGTCTTAGGTAGAGATACCGTGAAGGTGTGTAAAATGCAAAAGTTCACACCTCGCTTAGACACTCCGGATGAGAATCGTGTTCTATCCAACATCCAAGGATTTAAAGCGGAGTATGCCGTTGCAAAGATCCTCGGTTGCAAACTTCCTACGTTAAATATTGTGACAGACGGTGGAGTTGACCTCTGGGTTGAGGACATCGGTATTGATGTTAAGTACACTAAACGTTCTGATGGCGACTTAATTTTTGATGACTTCGATAGTTTCAAGGCTGACGTCGCCGTGTTGGTTGCGACAACTGAGCATGATGATCAGGTAACTATTGTAGGATGGCTCGACAAGGAAACGTTTGAGGCTCGAGCCCATGACCACGACTACGGATACGGAGCACGAAAAGTTGTCTCGAATGATGAGCTTTTTGGGATCGAATCTTTGTGGACGAAAGTGGTTGACGCCCGATACGGGGTACATTAACATAGGTAGTGGGACATAGGTTTTCTCCCCAATGACGGACTGATCCCCGTCGCTTTGTGGGCCCTTCGGGGCCCTTTTTTTCCAACAAATAAAACAAGGACTTACGATGTCTTTATTAGAAGAATCAAAGGTTTACAAGCCCTTCAAATACCCTTGGGCTGTTGAATACGCGGTATCCCATGAGAAAGTTCATTGGGGAGAATGGGAGGCAAAGTTACAAGAGGATGTAGCACAGTGGCAGGGTGGTAAGCTGTCGGCACAAGAGAAGCACCACATCACGCAAATCCTCAAGTTGTTTACCCAATCGGACGTACAGGTAGGGACAAACTACCTCGAGCACTACATCCCGAAACTCAAGAACAATGAGATACGTGCGATGCTCACGTCGTTCGCTAACCGTGAGTTTGTACACCAAAGATCTTACGCACTATTAAATGACACGTTGGGTTTGCCCGAGAGTGAGTTCTCCGCATTCCGTGAGTACCAAGCAATGTCTGCAAAAGTGGAGTTCATGTCCGATATTGACATGCATAGTGTGTCAGGTATGGCGAAGGCAATCGCCCGCTCTGTGATGAACGAGGGTATGTCGTTGTTTAGTGCGTTCGCGATGCTGTTAAATTATCAACGGTACGGAAAGATGCGAGGCATGTGTGAGATCGTAGAGTGGTCTATCCGTGACGAGTCGATGCACTGCGAGGGTATGGTTAAATTATTTAGGGAGTTCTGCGAAGAGCACCCACGAGTTGTAACAGATGAGTTTAAGAAAGATATCTACGACATGTTCCGGACTGGTGTGGCGTTGGAAGACAAAGTTATTGATAATGCGTTTGAGATGGGCCAAGTGGAAGGTGTCACGCCCGAGGAGATTAAGCAGTATATCAGATACCTTGCGGACCGACGGCTCATTATGCTCGGGCTCAAAGGAAACTGGAAGGTCAAAGAAAATCCACTACCTTGGCTAGACTGGATTATCAACGGAGCGTCGCACAAGAACTTCTTCGAGGGGACAGTGACAGACTACAATGCTAATGGTATGGTAGGGGATTGGGGTTGGCCCAAGGCAGAAGAAACTCGAGTGGAGGAAGCGGCCTAATGACAGACAAGCAAGTACAGACAATGCTAGATAGGTTGAGACTCAATGCGGATGCCGCACGAGAAAATCCGATGTTAGGTAACGCTGATTTGCTTGACTCTGCACGTAAGATGATTTATGATTTACGAAATAGGCTACGACACAGAAAGCCATACGACAAGGACTACGATAATTAATCTTTAATTTACGTAAGGATTCGTATGGCTGAACCTAAAGCACAACTTTTAACATTTACTATAGAGTTAAATCGTGATGGAAACCTTGAGTTTAATCTTGATTGCGTCGATACTATTGGAATGGAACGCACCCTTAGAAACTTGGGCGATCCTGCTTATGGTCCCCGGATCGGTAATATTGTGAGGCACTACTTTAGGAGTCTCGACGAGAAGATTCGAGAAGAGCGGACATAAAAAAACCCCGGCGTGTAGCCGGGGCAAGTTCTTGGTGTTGTGTCTTCTTCTTATTATTTATCTGTCAACGTTTGCACGACCGGGCGTTGGAGACATTCCTAAATCAGCCTCAATTTGCATCAGAGTTTGTCGAGCTTCTTCCTTTACTTCCGCGCTGTATTTCGGATCGTCAATCAACTTGAGTAGTTGTCCGCGACGTCTTTGTAGCTTCTCTCGATCTGGAGCGCGATCTGCACCCATTGTTGTATCGACTGTATCACTTGTGACGGCACTCTGTTGCGTACCTGTTGCGTACTTTTTACGTACACTCCCCCCATATGATTTTTTCTGACGCTTGGTGTCTCCACCACACATCATCGGCTTACGGCCGTCAGTTGCGTATACTTTTTTCTTCATGGCATTAAAAACTCCATCTGTTGATTTACTTGACTCGGTAGGACAGCTTCTACAGGTTCGTCGTCCTTCGCAGACTTTTCCTCTGCTGTGTTAGCACGGTCTGCACGTACCGCAACCATTCCTGCCGCAACTGAAAGTGCTTGGAAGAATTCAAAATTCTCTTGCTCTGTCTTTAGCGGTTTCCCTGAGATTAAAATATCCTGTACTTTCTTCGCGAGTTTAACGTCGTTAACCATCGCCTCCACAAGACTTAGTCCTTGCATACGGATGCTCTGGATCATGGCCTCGGCACCGACATAACGT